TTCAACGGGAGCAGTAGGGATTGGCACTACGAGTCCTAATAGACTTCTTGAAGTAAGTGGATCTGGTACGACGACGAGGCTGACAAGCAGCACCAATACAAGCACTCTTGAGTTTTCCACGCCGGGCGGTTTTGCTTACATTGGCAGCAAAGATGGACCTAATGTTTATGTAGAAACAAACGGCAGCGAACGCGCCCGCATCGACAGCTCCGGCAGATTAGGTCTGGGGACTAGTAGCCCAGAAGCAGAGTTGCATTTGAATGACGCAACTGGCGTATCTCGCATACGTTTTACTGGTGGTGCTGTGGGCGCAGATAACTTTGAAATCGGTCAATCTATTACTGGGGTATCAAACTCAGGTTTCTCGGTCTATGACGTTGATGCAGCCGCGACTAGATTTGTAATTGACTCCTCAGGCAACGTAGGGATTGGCACTATTTCGCCTAGTTTCGACTTAACCATTGACAAAGACTCAAACTCTGTTGTCACAAGCTATACCCGTTCATATAATACTGGCTCTTCCGCTGGCGGCCGTGTATCTGCGGCTAGCGCAGTTGGCACCATAGCGATAAGCGCATACTCTGCTGCTCATTCCATTTGGCCAAGTAGCACGGTTCTGAATAGCGATAGTGGTTTTACCGGCGGCTTGAACATTTATCAAACAGGTGCTAATCCTATTGTTTTGTGGACAAACGACTTCGAACGCGCCCGCATCGACAGCTCCGGCAGGTTGTTAGTTGGCACGTCTACGAGTGTTACAGGTGCTACCCTTGAAACCAACAGCAGTTCTGTAGTGGTTCGGTATACAAATCCAGGGGAGTTTGGGTTTTGGAGAGCAAACGGTAGTGTTGGATCTCCAACTGCTGTAGCTGACGGCAATATCCTTGGTAGACTGTATGCGGTTGGTTACAACGGGACCACCTACATAAACGCAGCTCGAATCGAAGTCGAAGTAGACGGCACCCCCGGCGCTAATGACATGCCGGGCAGGATTGTCTTCAGTACCACCGCCGACGGATCGAGCACCCCGACGGAGCGGATGAGGATTACAGCGGACGGAAATATCAGCTTTGGCTCTACTGGATACAACCTTGGCTTTTCTAACACAATCTTAATTAACCCCTCAGATGGATTGATTGGCTTTGGTATGGATGGAAGAGAAGAATATATGACAGGCGCTGCTGGCTGCTATATCTATTCAGGATCTGGATCTAGCGGTACGACACTGGCTGGTGAACTTATTCTTCAATCACGCTCTAATTCAGATCGATCTATTACTTTTGTTACCGGCTCAACTCCCGCTAAACGGATGGAGATCGCTGGTAATGCAACGTAACAGTAGTGGGCGCTCTTAGCAAAGGTTCAGGCTCCTTTAAGATTGATCATCCACTACCGGAGAAAAAAGAAACCCATCACCTTGTCCATTCGTTCATTGAAGGTCCACAAGCTGATCTTATTTACCGTGGACATGTTCAACTCGTAAATGGCGTTGCCGCTGTAAATCTTGACGAAGCGGCGCGAATGACTGAGGGCACGTTTGAAGCTTTATGCACAAACGTATGCTGCTTTACGTCTAATGAGTCTGATTGGACCGCTGTTCGTGGATCCGTATCTGGCAATATCCTGAGAATCGAAGCGCAAGATCCTGCTTCTAATGCCGACGTTTGCTGGATGGTCATCGGTGAACGCAAAGATCAGCACATGCTTGATACTAACTGGACAGATGAGAATGGTCGCGTTATTACTGAACCTCTAAAACAGCAGCCAGTTGCTGAAGCAGACTAGTCCTACTCACTAACCCCTTTCAATGAGCCTACCAATTCCGGTGGGCTCTTTTTTTTTAACACCACAAACACACTTTTATATCATGTCTACCACTTTCACCTGGAACATTGCTCAACTCGAACGTGAAACCGCTGACGGTTATGTTTTCACTGTTCACTACACCGTAAATGCACAAGACGACACCTACAGTGCTGGTGCTTATGGTTCACTTGGTCTTGAGCGTCCTGAAGGCGATTTGATCCCCTTTGCTGATCTGACTGAAGAGACTGTTGTCGGTTGGGTCAAAGAGAAGTTCGGTGAAGAGAAAGTCACCGAAATTGAAGCTGCTCTGCAAGCTCAACTTGATGAGCAACGTGCTCCTTCTAAAGCTGCTGGTCTTCCTTGGGCTGGCTGATAATCCACATTACCTTTAGGTAAACATCATGCTCACTTTCCTTGGCATTAAAGTGTCCTATGAGGCACTTGCATTCTTCGCTCTTTTTATTGGCTCCGAAATTGTCGGTGCTTCTAAACTGCGTGAAAACAGCATTGTTCAAATCCTCCTTCGTGGTGTTGATGCTATGAAAGCTCACCGCACTGAGGATGACAAGATCCAACGTATTAAGGATACCTTTAAGTAAACATCATGGTACTGCTCGACGTTAAGCAGTACTACCTACAAACAGACAGTGCTACCAGGCACGGAGATCGGATGTGCTTTAGCTCTACGTGTGCTATGGCCATCAAGTATCTCCGTCCTGATGCGCTGCTTGGTAGTAATGCAGATGATGATTACTTGAGAACTGTTCTCAAATACGGTGATACAACGCAATCAACCAGTCAAATCAAAGCCTGTCAGCAGTACGGTGTTCTTGCTTCCTTTTACCAGAAAGGTACAAAGCAAACACTCCTTAATGAACTCAAAGCTGGCCATCCAGTAGCTGTTGGTGTCCTACACAAAGGTCACGTATCCAATCCTGTTGGTGGTGGCCACTGGATGCTGTTGATTGGTGACGACGGAGAACACGGTATCTTCCATGATCCATACGGTGAGATGGATAACGTCAACGGTGGCTATAAAACTGTTGGTCGTGGTGGCAAGAGCGTTAAGTACTCCTGGCGTAACTGGCTAAAGCGTTGGGAAGTAGAGGGTCAAGGGACTGGCTGGTTCATGACATTCCGCTCTACCCAACAAACACGTCCCATCACTACCTACGACAACACCTGGGCGGGAGTGAAAGCTGCTGCAAAGGATGCTGGAGCTAAGTATCCAGAAGTTGTTGCTGCTCAATGGGCA